GGAACCACCATGCCGAAAATGTCCGATGCCGATCTGCGCGCGCTGCTCGCCGCGGAGAAGGCCGATGCCTTGTCCGCCATGGCGGCGTCCAAGCTGTCGGAGGAGCGCGCGGCCGCGCTCGACTACTACCTCGGCGACATGTCGCGCGACATGCCGGCGCCGGACGGCCGCTCCAAGGCAGTGTCGACCGACGTCGCCGACACGGTGGAAGGATTGATGCCGACACTGATGGACATCTTCACCTCGGGCGACGAGGTGGTGCGGTTCGAGCCGACAGGCCCGGAGGACGTCGCCGCCGCCGAGCAGGAGACGGATTACGTCAATCACGTGTTCATGCAGCAGAATCCCGGCTTCATCGTGCTCTATTCCTTCATCAAGGACGCGCTCCTGTCCAAGGTCGGCATCGTCAAGGTGTGGTGGGAGAGCCGCGAAGAGGAGCAGCGGGAAACCTATTACGACCTCGACGATGCGGCGTTCGCGATCATTGCGGCGGACCCCGAGGTGGAGATCGTGGCGCATACGGAGAGGCGAACAGCGAATAGCGAGATAGCGAGCGGCGTAGAAGCCGATCACCATTCGCCACTGGCTCCTCGCCATTCGCTGCTCCATGACGTCACCGTGCGGACCAGGCGCACGCGTCAGTGCGCGCGCGTGGAAGGCGTGCCGCCCGAGGAGTTCGGCATCGCGCGGCATGCACGCTCGATCCGCGATGCGGACTACTGTTTTCACGATGTGCTCAGGTCGGAAGCCAAGCTCATCGCGCAGGGCTACGACCGCGAGCAGATCAAGCGGCTGCCGTCCTACGCGGCCGCCGATACGGTCGAGGCGCAGGCTCGCGACAGCGTCGGCGAGGGCACGCAGAACCAGGGCGACGACGGGCTCAATTCCGCGAGCCGCCTGATCCGGGTCACCGAGCACTACGTGCGGATGGATTACGAGAGCAGCGGCACAGCCCGCGAAGCCGCAGCCCTCGAAGAGCATCAGGGCGTTGACGCCCGTCTTGACGGGCTATGCAGCGAACCCCCTGACGCTAGTAAACGCCCTGATGCCCGACTCTATCGCGTGACCACGGCCGGCGAGGGCGAGGTGCTCAAGCGCGACGGCGAGCCCGATGTCATCGAGGTGGACGAAATCCCGTTCGCGGCGATGACGCCGGTCATCGTCACGCATCGGTTCTTCGGCCGTTCGATTGCCGATCTGGTGATGGACATCCAGCGCATCAAGACCGCGCTTTTGCGCGCGCTGCTCGACAATGCCTATCTGGCCAACAATCCCCGCACAGAGGTGCCGGAGAGCCACGCCACCGAGACCACGCTCGACGACCTGCTGGTGTCGCGGCCGGGCGGGATCGTGCGCACGAAGCTACCGGGCGGCCTGAGCGTCATCGCGCATCCGGATATCGGCGGCCACGTCTTCCCGTTGCTGCAATACCAGGATGCCACGCGCGAATGGCGCACGGGCGTGTCGCGGCAGGGCCAGGGCGTCGACCCCAATGTCCTGCAGAACCAGGTCGCAACCATCGCCAACCAGATGTTCAACGCGGCGCAGGCGAAGATGAAGATGATCGCGCGCATCTTCGCCGAGACCGGCATCCGCGATCTGTTCTCGCTGCTGCACGCCGTCGTCCGCAAGCACGGCTCGCAGCCGCAGACGGCGCGGCTGCGCAACCAGTGGGTGACGGTCGACCCGCGCGACTGGAAGGCGCGCAACGACATGACCATCAATGTCGGCTTGGGCTCCGGCACCAGGACGGAGCAACTGGCGCATCTCAACATGCTCATCGCCGCCCAGGAGAAGGCGATCGCGGCCGGGCTGGTGAGCCCGAAGAACCTCTACAACTCGGCCAAGGAGCTCACCAAGCTCGTGGGTCACAAGAACGTCGATCTGTTCTTCACCGCCCCGGGCGCGCCACCCGATCCGAAGGATCCGGCGTCGGCGCCGATCGCGCCTCCGTCGGATCCGAAGGCGCAGGAGGCGCAGCAGCGCATCGAATTCGAGAAGGCGAAGGCCGGCGTCGATGCCCAGCTCAGCGCGCAGAAGCACCGGGCCGACCATGAGATGAGCGCGGCCAAACTCGCGGCCGATACCCAGCTCAAGCGCGAGCAGCTCAAGACCGAATTCGAGCTGAAGGTGCAGCAGATGAACGCCGAATTCGCGCTGCGGCGGGAGCAGATGGCGGCCGAGATGGCGTTGAAGCGCGAGCAGATGCAGCTCGACGCCCAGGTCAGGCACGGCAGCGGCAATGCGAATGCCAAGCCCGATTTGGGCAAGACGAATTCGAGCGCGCCTCCGTCAGGCGGGATCGACGGCGTGCGCATGGGAGGAGAGATCGGGTAATGATGAACTAGCACTACTTTGGCAGATTTACTCACGCCGCTGCTCGTTGCAAATCCTTTTCGGCAATGCGGACATCGCTGCGGTGGTGGTCGAGCGATGAGTTCGAGGCTGGAAGAACCCGGCTTCGCTTCCGGCATCCTTGTCCTGGAGCACCCCACGTTGAGGACGATCAACGGTCGCGAGCAGGCCGCGAGTTTTGCAGGAAACGGGAGCAAGAAACGGATCGCGAACAGCGCCTCGACTTCGTAAGTCTGAACCGGTTGAGGGCGCAAAGACCAACGGAACCAAATTGGAGGTCGCCAATGAAGCCGCAAGACGCAGGAAACCGAAGCAGCTCTGTGGACCAGCGAGGCCGAACTCGAAACCCGTTTGGCGTTATGGATGTCCCCAATCCCAACGACCAGGAGGCGCTGGAGTTCGCCGCGAGGGCCAAGCTCGCGGGAACCTCGGACGATGAAAATGCAAAGGCATGGGCGGCTGCCAGCGACTGCGATCAATACGACGCGATCGAAGGAAAGTGGTCCAGCCGGTGGAATGGCGGAGCGGACCCTACGATCCCGGGAGATGCCGCGAACAAATGGAAACAAGGCGAAGCCGAAGCGAAAGCCGCAGGCGACCGTCTCTATCTCCTATTCGACTGGGACAATGGGGTGCGCCGAGGGCTGATTGATGCACATCGCGAGGGCACGAGGCTGGTCGGGAAGTATATCAATCTGACCGATCCAAAGGTCACGCGCCCCTGGATCGGCTTGATCGTGAGCAATCAAAGGATCGACGGGCGTTGGACCGGAGGACGTCTGGATTTCCGTCGATAAGGCGAAGCGACGAAACTTAATCGTGACGACAGGGAGCCCTTCGTTTTCGCGGAGGAATTTTGCGGGCCGACGGGCTGCTTGTGCGTCGTTCGGTTGCCGTGCGTTGCGACCGGCCGCCCCGCGACTGACGTCGCTTCCCTCTACGCCACGGAAGTGTAGCTTTGGATTTGACGTTCCTATGAAAGACTCACGGCAATGCTGATAGGAGCGTCAAATCCACCACACCGGCACAAAAATCTGTTGACTTTGTAACCCGAATCTTCTATAAAAGCGCATCATCTAAAAATGTGAGTTGAACGCCGCTGCGGCGCAGCAAGGTCGATCATCGACCGGCGGGGCGCGCGGTGGTGACGACATGGCATCCGCCGCTGCGGAACCCATGAATACGAGCTGCTGCGCGCGACGCGCGGGGCTCTCCGGAACACCCAGGCAGAAGCGTTCGACGCCGAGCCGCGCATGGGAGCGCGATCGAGAGCGTGTGCGCATGAGAGGGGAGGTTGGACAATGCTGACTTGGCACCTGTTGAGGGCGGCGGCCATCGCGCGTCACCGCATCGTCTGGAGAGCGTGCGGCAGCAATCCCGTCACCTGGGAGCTGCACATGAACATGATACGCGCCGTCTATGGATATTGACGCATGAGCGAGGACAAGCTGCAGGCGTCGATCGCGCGCGCCGCACGTGCCGAGGCGCTGCTTGGAAACGAGCTGCTGCAGGAGGCCTTCGTCAAGCTCGAGGCCGACTACACCGCGGCCTGGAAGACCTGGCCGGCCGCGGACGTCGCGGGCCGCGAGCGGCTGTGGCAGGCCGTCAACGTGCTCGGCAAGGTGAAGGACCATCTCACCCGCGTCGTCGCGGACGGCAGGCTCGCACAACGTCAATTGAGCGACTTGGTTCACAAGCCGCAATGAGCCTGCCTCTGCCGAGTGCATGGCGGGCAAGCGCGCCCGCCGAAGCGCGACGCAGGGACAACAACCGAGGACCATCATGGATCTGAACAACGAAGCCACACACCAGCCCGCGAAGAGCAATAGGGCGTCCACGCCCGTCTTCGCGGGCGATGCCGTGAACGCCCTTCCGGGCGGAGGCGAGCAATCTCCTATCGCCATGGTGCCGGGGCCGGCCGGTGACCAGCCGGTGCGCGCACGGGACGCCGCGCGATCGCTGGCGGCGTGGCGTTACAATCGCGATCCGCAGCCCAATAAATCGAAGGATCAGCCGCAGCTCAGCGCAGCGCGTGTCGAAAACGCCGCGCCGCATGCGCCTGCGCAGGAATCGACCCCCGCACACGCGGGAGACGACGCCGGCGAGCCGCAAGCTCTCCCCGGTGAGACCGAGAACGCCGATCCGGCAATGGCCGATCCCCGCCCGGAGGCGGGAGCCGAACTGCCGCCCATCGAGCCGCCGAGGTCTTGGACCAAGGAAGACAAGGAGCTATTCACGGGCCTCCCTCGCGAGACGCAAGAGCGAATTGCCGAGCGCGAGCGGTCACGGGAGGGCGACTTCAGCCGCCGTCAGCAGGAGGCCGCCGAAAAGAGCAAAGCTCTCGAGGCCGAACGCGCGAAGGCGGAACAGGCAAGGCAACAGTACGAAGCCGCGCTGCCGCAGCTTCTTCAAGCGCTGCAACAGCAACAGGCGGGCGAGTTCGCCGATATCAAAACCTTGGCGGATGTCGAGCGTTTAGCGCGCGAAGACTGGCCCCGGTACGCTCTGTGGGATGTGCAGCAGAAGAAAATTGCTGAGGTCGCCCAGCACCTCATGCTGGCGCAGCAGCGTCAAGCCCAGGACAGAGTGCAGCAGTTCTCGGAATTTGCCAGGCGCGAGGATGATCTCTTCAAGGAGAAAGTCCCGGACATGGCAGACGCCAAGAAGGCTGCGGGGCTGCAAACGGCGGCGCTCGCCGTGCTCAAGGATTTGGGCTTCCAGGAAACGGAGCTGGCGCAATCGTGGCACGGCCAGAAGGATCTATCTCTGCGTGACCATCGCGTGCAGCTGCTCATCCGGGACGCGACGCTGTGGCGCGACGCACAAGCCAAGGCGAAGGCGGCATCAACCAAGCCTGTCCCACCGGTCCAGCGGCCCGGCGTCTCGCAGCCCAAAGGCGCCGCGCTCGATGCACAAATCCAACACCTCACCCAGAAGCTCGAGAAAACCGGCAACCTGAAGGACGCTGCGGCCCTGCTCAGGGCTCGCCGCGCCGGCTCCCGGTAGAAAGGCTAAGATCATGGCTGTCCCCAGCAATACCTTCCAGACCTATCAGGCGATCGGCAATCGCGAGGATCTGTCCGACGTCATCTACCGTATCGATCCGACCGATACGCCCTGCATGACCGCGTTCGAGCGGGAAAAGGCGTCCGCGGTCAATCACGAATGGCAGACGCAGGCGCTTGCCGCCGTCGACACCGCCAATGCGGTGGTCGAAGGCGACGACGCCACGTCAGACGCGGCCACCCCGTCCGTCCGGCTCGGCAACCTGTGCCAGATCTCGGACAAGGTGGCGCGCGTGTCCGGCACCCAGCGCGCGGTCGAGCATGCCGGCCGTGACGACGAGCTCGAATACCAGGAGACGCTCAAGGGTCTCGAGCTCAAGCGCGACATGGAGTCGATCCTCGTCGGCACCAACCAGGCCAAGGCCGCGGGCGACGAGACCACCAACCCGCGCAAGACCGCTTCGGTCCTGTCCTGGATCA